ATTAGGTGCTTTCTTTGTAATGATGAATACAAGTTTAGAAGGAACTGAAAGTGCAAACTCAGGTGACTTTTCTGCTGTAAATGATTTTAGAAAAATTGCATTATTAAGAGACCCAACAAAATCTGCTTCTGCTGTAACTGCTAATACTGCTAGATTAACAAAGGCAATTAAAATTGCTACTTCTCCAACTCCAGGAACATTTACTGCTGATGAAGAAATTAATCAGGCAAGTACAGGTGCAACTGGTAAAGTTGTAGAGTGGGACGCAACAAACAAAATTTTATATTACATACAAACAAGACACAACGATGCCGGCGTAGATGGTAATGGTAATCAAACTGCGTTTTCAGGCGTTAATGTTATTACAGGTCAAGGTGGCGGATCACCGACAGGTACACCTGATATATCTGTTTCAACAACAGTTAATAATGTTTCGTTTACTTCAGGATATTCAGTTCCTGAAATAGATCACGATTCTGGAGATGTACTTTATATTGAGAATAGAACACCGATACAAAGAGCAACAGATCAAACGGAAAATATTAAACTAGTTATAGAATTTTAGGAGATCATTAAATGTCTAGTCCAACTGACTTTAACCTCTCGCCGTACTATGATGATTTTGCTGATAGCAAGAAATTTCATAGAATATTGTTTAGACCAGCATTTGCTGTTCAGGCTAGAGAGTTAACGCAATCACAAACAATCTTACAAGGCCAAATTGAGAAATTGGGAGACCACTTCTTTGAAAAAGGATCAATGGTTATTCCTGGTGAGATCGGTTATGATTTAAATTATTCTGCTGTTAAACTTACAAGTATTGATAGTACAAATACTTTATCACACTTTACAAACGGTACTGTATTAACAGGATCAACTTCAGGTATAACTGCAACTGTTGTAAATCAAAGTGCCACAGACGGAACAGACCCAGATACTTTATTTGTAAAATATAGTAAATCAGGTGGAACAAATAAAAACATATTTTCATTTTCAGACGGAGAAACAATTACAGGAATAAATAGTGATTCAACTGCCGTAACAGCAATAATTAATACAACTGCTACAGGTTCTGCTGCTCAAGTACAGGCAGGATCATATTACATTAATGGATTTTTAGTAACTGTTTTAGAACAAACAATTATACTTGACAAATATTCAAACACACCTAGTTATAGAGTAGGATTATTAGTTACTGAATCTTTAGTAACTCCTACACAAGATAATACTTTAAACGATAATGCTCAAGGTGTTTCTAATACAAATGCTCCAGGTGCTCATAGATTTAAAATAGATTTAACTTTAACTAAAAAAGCTATTGGTGCAACAGATGACGCAAACTTTGTAGAATTATTAAGATTAAATCAAGGTGTATTACAAAATCAAGTTAGAACAACTGAATACGCTGTATTAGAAGATACTTTTGCTCGTAGAACATTTGACGAATCAGGTGACTATTCAGTAAGAGGTTATGATATAGATTTAAGAGAACATCTAATATCAGCAAATAATAGAGGAATCTTTACTGCTGCTAATGGTGGATTAGAAAGTAAAATTGCTGCTGGTCTTGCACCGGGTAAGGCATATGTACGAGGTTATGAAATAGAAACTATCGGTACTAATTATGTTGATGTAGATAAGGCAAGAGAATTTTCTACACAAAATGCTTTCTCTACAAGATTTGATGTAGGTAACTTTGTAAATGTAACTAATGTTTACAATACACCAGATATAGGTTTCGTATCAGGCGAAACAGAATCATTTAAAAATTTAAACTTATATAGTGAACCAACAAGTGTTCGTGGTACAGGTAATACTGGATCAGGTGCAAGTGTCTATTCAATAGGTCGTGCTAAATCAAAAGGTTTTGAATATAAATCTGGTACTGCAGCTGCAAATATTTATTCTAGTGCTTCATTAACTAGTTCAGTTTTCAAACAGTATCTATTTGATATTAGTATGTTTACTCATTTAAACACAACTACAAATATTGCATTTACTAAAGGTGAAAAAATTACAGGAAATACTTCTAAAGCAACTGCAACAGTAGAAGATTTATCTACTCAAACGGCTGCTACTGTTTCAGCAATCACAGTTGCAAGTCCAGGTGTTGCAAGTTCAACTGCTCACGGACTTAAAGAAGGTCAACAAATTAAATTTAGTGCTATATCGGCACAAGATCAAACAGTTGTAATAACAACAGATGACATATTTGTTGTTAGAAATCCTAATGCTGATGATTTTGAATTATATAGAGCAGATGGTATAACTCCTACAAATATAAATCAATATACATCTTCAGGAAATGCTTTACACGGAGTTGTAGTAACTTCAAGTGTAAATGGAGAATTTATTCCAGGAGAAACAATTACAGGTAGTATTTCAACTAACACTGCTACTATTCAATCAAATTCCGTAGGATTTAAAGGTGTAAGAAGTTGGGACTTCTCATCCGTTAAACAAGTTTATGGACCAGGAACAGCAACTTATACTGCTGACACATCTTTAGATACAAATGGAGAAAACGCTAGACTTTCAGGTTCTTTAGATATCACAAATGGTTCAGCAAGTGTTACAGGTAATAATACTAACTTTACAGTAGAATTAAATGTAGGTGATTCAATTTCATTTACAAATGATAGTGCTACTATTGAAACAAAAATAGTAGAGGCAATTATTTCAGATACAAGTTTAACTCTTGGTTCTGTTGTTGCCGCTCAATCTACTAAAACCGTTGCAACAAGAAGAAGATCAAAATTACAAGATTCAAATAAAAATATTTCTATATTTAAATTACCATACGATAATATTAAGACATTAAAAACTGCTAATAATTCAAATATCACAGATACAAGTTTTGCTATAAGAAGACAGTTTATTGTAACACTATCAGGTGGTTCAGGTCAGATTACTGCTGGAACAAATGAAACATTCCCTGCAAGTGCTAATGACGCTGATTATATGATTTCAATAGATGATATTGGTAGTGCAACTTCAGGTGCTACAGGAGATATATTAACTACAATAGGAAACAACCACGAAAGTACGGCTATATTTACTCAACCATCAGGACAAGGAACAAGTGTATTTGATTTTGGTGCTAACTATGCAAATGCAAAAATTAAAATAATTGCAACAGTAAATAGATCAATTGCTGGTTCTAAATCAAAAACTTTAGTTTCAGGTGCTACAAAAGATGTTACTTCACTTGTAAACGCAATAAAACAAGGTGGTATTAATTTAGGTCAGGCAGATATTTTCAAATTAATTTCAGTTAAAATGGCAACAAATTTTGGTACTTATAGTGCCACAGGTGAATCTGATATTACAGAAAGATACGAATTAGATAACGGTCAAAGAGATAACTACTATGACCTAGGAAGAATTAAATTAAAAACAAATCAATTAGAACCAACAGGTTCATTGAGAATTATATTTGATTATTTAGCTCACGGTTCAGGAGATTACTTTGATGTAGACTCTTATTCAGGAGTTGTTGACTATGCAAGTGTACCAAGTTATACTTCAGATACAACAGGTCAAACTTATGAGTTAAGAGATAGTTTAGATTTTAGACCTAGAGTTGCAGATAACTCAACTATAAACGCTGGTGAGTTTGATAGAAATTTTGATACAGGAAATAATGCTTCAGTAGTAGATGTTATTAAATTTGGAACAGATATAACTTCTGATTTTGAATATTACTTACCTAGAATAGACAAAGTATTTTTAGACAAAGAAGGTGCCTTTAAAATATTAAAGGGTGCAAGTTCTTTAGACCCACAAGTACCGAAATCTTTAGATGGCGCTATGCACCTATACACTTTAGAAATTCCTGCTTATACATTATCAACTGAAGATATAACAATCAAAAAAGTTGATAACAAAAGATACACAATGAGAGATATTGGTAACCTAGAAAATAGACTTGAAAATGTAGAATACTATACTCAATTGTCTTTACTAGAATCAAATGCTCAAAGTTTACAAATACAAGACGCACAAGGATTTGACAGATTTAAAAATGGATTTGTTGTAGATAACTTTACAGGACACAATATAGGTGATGTAAAAAATAGAGATTACAAAGCCGCTATGGATATGGCAAAAGGTGAATTAAGACCTACTTTCAATGAGGATGCCGTTAAGTTAATTGAAAGTGATGAAGACGGTACTGCTATATTGCCTGCAGATAGAACATCAGCAAATTATCAAAAGACTGGTGATTGTATTACTTTACCATACACAGAATCAACTTTAATAGATCAACCTTTCGCAAGTAAGACTGTCAATGTAAATCCATTTGATGTATTTAATTGGGCAGGTTCAGTTGCATTAACTCCACCATCAGACGAGTGGAAAGAAACTAACAGAGCACCTGAATTAGTAATTAATAATATAGGTGCGTTTGATAGTATGGTTTCAGGTTTGCCTGCTGACCAACAAAATCAAGGTATAGAAATAGGTAGTGTTTGGAACGAATGGCAAGACTTTTGGACAGGTTCGCCTGCTGATGTTTCACAAAGAGATGTAGGTGGTGCTAGACGAAGTGGTAGACGAGTATTTACAAATACAGAAATAACTACTCAACAATCAGTTAACCAAACAAGAACAGGTGTTAGACAAAGACTAGTACCTCAAACTGTAAGAAATTCAATTGGAGATAGAATTGTTAATGTTGCATTTGTTCCATTCGTAAGAAGTAGAACAATTAATTTTGTTGCAACTAGAATGAAACCAAATACTAGAGTTTATGCTTTCTTTGACGAGATAGCTATTGCTTCATATGTAACTCCATTATCTGGTGCAAATTTAGATACAGACGCAAATGGTTCAGTATCAGGTACATTTGTAATACCTGATCCTGCTGTTGATACAAATCCTAGATGGAGAACAGGTACAAGAGTATTCAGATTAACAAGTTCTCAAAGCGATGAAAGAAATGATGTTGAAACTTCAGCAGAATCAGATTATGTTGCTAGAGGTATTTTAGAAACTGTACAGAATACAATTATTTCTACAAGAGAACCACAACTTGAAAGAAATTCCACTACATCTAATAGAACAATTAATAGAGTGTCAACAAGACAATCTAGTAGAACAATTGGTTGGGTTGATCCTTTAGCAAAAACATTTATGATTGATGACGCTGGTGGTGTGTTCTTAACTTCTACTGATATTTTCTTTGGTACAAAAGACACCAACATTCCAATAACTATGCAAATAAGAGAAGTTGTAAATGGTTATCCTGGATCAACAATATTACCTTTTTCAGAAAAAACTATAAATCCAAATTTAGTAAATGTAAGTACAGACGCTTCAGTAGCAACATCATTTACTTTTGACAGTCCTGTTTACTTACAAGAAAATACAGAATACTGTTTTGTATTATTAGCAAACTCAAACAACTATACTGCTTATGTCGGAAGACTAGGAGAAAAAGTATTGGGTTCTGATAGAACAATATCACAACAACCTTACGCAGGTGTTATGTTTAAATCTCAAAATGGTTCAACTTGGACTGCTGAACAAAATGAAGATGTTAAATTCAAAATGAAACGTGCTGAGTTTAGTAATGTAACTGGAACAGCAACTTTAACTAACGAGGCATTATCTGTAAAAACTTTAAAGAATAATCCGCTAAGAACATTGCCTGATAGTACGGCAGTTATTAGAGTTTCGCATCCTAATCACGGTATGCACGGAACAAATAATAATGTAACTATTTTAGGAGTTCCTAGTAGTGCCGCTTTAAATGGTTTAACTTCAGATCAAATTAATGGAACATATACTCAAATTTCAAATGTAACTTTAAATAGTTATGACATTAATCCAACTCACAATTCCAATTTCACAGGATCAATTGTAAATCCAAATACTGCTGGAGATATTGGTGGTATTGCTGTAACAGCAACACAAAACAGATTATATGATGTAATGAATTTAAGTTTACAAACTATGACTGTTCCTGGAACAAATATTGCTTATTCTATGAGACCTACAACAGGTAGATCAATAAATGGTAGTGAATCAGAATTTTCTCTAACATCTGCTGCTAGTTCTATAAATGTTATCGCAAATGATAATATTTACTTTACAGCACCTAGAATGGTTGCGAGTTCAATAAATGAAACAAATGAGATGTCAGGTAGTAAATCTTTATTTGTAAATTGTTCTATGACAACTTCAAACACAAAAGTTTCTCCTGTACTTGATTTACAAAGATGTAGTGCATTTACAATTCAAAATAGATTAAACAATCCTAGTGTAAGTGATGTAGATTATATTTCAGATACAACTAATATAGGAACATCAACTGCTGCTGTTTACTTAACTAGACCAGTTATATTAGAAAACAACACAACTGCTTTAGATATAAGATTAACTTCAAATATAAGAGCAACTTCAAGTGTAGAAGTTTATTTTAGAACAACATCTTCCGAAGAGGCAAGAAGCATAGACGATTTAAGTTGGATTCCATTCAACACAACAGGTAAAGAAGACTTATCTATTACACCTGCTGAAGATAATACAACATTTAGAGAATACAAATACTCTGCTAGTGTATTAAATGAATTTACTGCTTTTCAAATTAAAATAGTTATGAAAGGTACTAATTCATCATACCCACCTGTTATAAGAGATATGAGAGGAATTGCATTGGCAGTATAATGAGTAAAGAATATTTAAAAGTTGAAGGATTTGAAAGTCTAGTACGAGATACTAACTCAAATGCTATTATACAAACTAATAAAACTGAATATCAACTTTATATGAAAAGAGTTCAGGCAAGAGAAAGTCAAGGAGATCAAATTAGAAGTGCAGTAAAAGATATAAATAATCTGAAGACAGAATTAAGAGAAATTAAAGAGTTAATACAAAACTTAGGTAAAAACTAATGGCATTTAAAACAATAGCAGAAACAGATACACTAGAATTATTTAGAACAACATTTAATGCTTTATCACAACAAGATTTTGGTGATATTGCAAATCTGTCAGCAGCTATTAGTGCAACTAATTTAGTTGACGCTATGAACGAAACTATTAGTATTGCAACATCAAGTTCTGGTTTTACAATTGCTGACGATACCTCAACTGTTCAACTTGTTGGTGGTGGAGATACCTTAACTGTACTAGGTACTGCTAATCAAATACAATCTGTTGTAACAGTACCAGATACTATTACATTTTCTTTTCCAAATAATGTACAAATACCAAATGCGTTTACTGTATTAGGTTCTATTAGTACATTAGGAACAATACAAATTAGTGGAAATCAAATTAGTTCAACTAATTCTCCGACAGTTGAAATTTCAGATGGATTAAAAGCAGGGGTTACAACAATTAACCCAACAGGTGGAAATAACATTGAATCATCATCAGGATTTACAGTATTCGGTTCTTCAATCTTTATGGGATTAAGTAAAAACTTATTTTTTGAAGGTGCGACAGACAATTCTTTTGATACAAAATTAACTGTAACTGACCCGACTGCAACTAGATCAATTAGTCTTCCAGACGCCGACGGAATAGTTGCCTTAACTAATACAACTTCTTACGCAACAGGTTCAATATTTGCGTCAACATCAACACTAGTAATTTACGATTCTACAGGATCAGAGGTTAAAAGAATAGTAGGATCGGCTACCTAAAAATGGAGATATATAATGGCTGTCAGAAAACCTCTATATTTAGATTCAGGTAACATAAAAGAAATGACCACAGCGATGGTCACAGAAATTGTTAACCAAAGTGTTTATCAATACTCATTAAGTCCTAGCGTAGTTTTATCAGTAGTAGGTTCAGGTGGATCATTAGGTGGTATGACTGATACAAGATTAGAAGCTGGTGCAGTTTCAAATAGTTCTACATCATTTCCTGGCGAAGGAACAACACAAGAACCTCAAACAATTACTGTATCTTATGATAAAATTTCAAGTACAAATACAGGTTCAACTCCAACGACAGATACAGGAATAACTTTTCCTGTTTTTTCAAACTCTGGTAATATTCAAGCAATGAATTTGCAAGATGTTAAAGATACTTTTTTACATCCTGCAATAGATTTATTAAGTGCAGGTACGCAGAATGCTTTACAAGGTGGTACTTACACAATACATAGTAACTCATCTTTAGCAGGTGGTACTTTAGTTTCTAATACTCCTATTTTTGTAGATACTAAAGCAGATATTTCAGCATATACATCAGGTACAATTGGATCACACGCTTTAGATAATCCAACTACGGTTAATAGTTATTACTTGCATAGATTAACTGGTAATAATAATTCTTATACACAACCATTACATATTAGATCAGATAATGATTTACAAACTTATACAAGTTCAACATTTGAAAGTTTACTACAAGGTTGGGTTAGACAGACTGCAACATCTTCAGCAGAGGGTTATAAAATTTCTTACAATTTAGGAACAAGTGGATTAGGTACTAATAGAGGTACTGGTATTGCAAATACAGTATTAAATGGATCAGGTGATTATCAAACAAGACAAGTTGGTGATGATTATAGATCACAAGAATTTCCAAATGGTACAGCGCAAACTGTTGAAACATACTATTTAAGGATACTTAAAAGTTAGATAAATAGAATTATATTATGAATATATTATTAACAGGTAGTGAAGGCTTTATTGG